TCAATGCAGAGATTGAATTATCTACACTACCAGTATAGGTAGCAAGAGTAGAATCTTTTTCTAATTGTGATTGGGTGAATGCATTTAAGTTAGTATTATCCCAACTACCTGATTGAGAACCAATGGTAGCGAACTTAGTATTTACTGAACCAGTATAAGTTGCAAGAGTTGCATCCTTATCTAATTGAGATTGAGTAAATGAGTTTAATGAGGTAAGGTCTTGTATGAAACTACCTGTATCTAAACTATCTACCAACGTATCTATTGTTGCTGTATTATACTCACGAAGAATCTGTGGAGTAATCTCTTCCGTTGAATTATCTGGAAATGAACTCTGATTTAATTCTTCTAATTGTGCTTTTGTTAAAATCGGCATATGTCTATTATTTTATTATTCGTTGTTTCTAAATCTCTTAAATCCTAATGAGAAACCATTTGAGAAACCAGGTGTGTTTCTTACACCACTACCTTGGATTACACCAATACCTTGTTCCATCAAAGCTCCATTACAGCATCTTACGTGATAAGTGTTTTCATTCAAACACAAACATGCTCTACGTGAATTCTTCGGTGAGGATAAACCTTGTGTTGGACCAATATAAACACCACTATTATTCTCTCTATTGACAGAATAACGTAGATTCCCATTACGAGAATTGCTCCATTTTGAATTACTCCAGATTGCCATATAAAATCTTTCTTTCAATTATAACATTTTAGAAACAAAAAAGTATAGATTATCCTATACTCTTCATTGCTTCTTTATGTAATAAATTCTCCAATAGGTTTTTATCTGATTTAAACGATAAGAATAATAAACATTGTTCTAATGGTAGAAGGGTTACTTCTTCCATTTTTTGTATATCTCCTCCTGCAAGCTCAACGATTGAGTTATAACCTTTCCATTTTTTACCAAAATTGATTGCATGTTGGGAGGTATCTCCGTCATTATCGAAGAGTTCAGGATACCTTGGAGTAAGTCCCTCCACAAATTGATAAAAAAAAACAGCGAACCAAAATGAACATCCATTGGAACTTTTAACCATTTATCACTTTCTTCTTCTCCAGTGTAAGGTTCTATGGTATATAAACCATTTTTCTTCATTGTAACTGGCCTGTATAAGATTGCCATTACCTTTTTCCAATTATCATCTATCTCTAACTTATCCCATTGTGATATATCCACATACGCACCATATGCCATTTTGGATAGATTAGGTTCGAATCCGTATTCTACACCATCGATAGTAATGAATCTCTCGAGAGGTAACTCATTTGGATTTTCAAACCCATTCAATTTCTCTTGTAATAAATTACGAGATTTCATTGTCAATCCCTTTTGTTCATCCCATTCCAACCCACATAGGTGGTATAAGGTTAATCCAAAGTGTGCATCGTTATCACCTTCATAGTTCTTAATATCCTTTTGTAGATTAAGATATGATTTTAAGGTAACATCCTTCCAACTTGTGGGAACGTTAATGTGTATTTCTTGTTTCATATTAGTTATTACTTGGTTTTATAAATTGTTCTAAATGTTGAATATAATTGGTTGCCTTCTTTAAGGTTGCCTCTCTATTCTTTACCATTGAATCCATTGCAATTATCTTTGCTCTTAATTCTTCGTTTTCATTCATTATCTCAGCCATTGCCAATCTAATCTCTCTTATCTCATTCTTTGAGAATAAGGGTTTATCATCTTCGTTTATTGTATCCATATTATTTGATTGATATTGCATAAGTTCCTTTTCTTTGTTCTTTAATAGATAATTTACTCATTGCAACGTATCTCATTGCATCTAATAAGTGGTCATCTATTCCTTCTGGTGTAGTAGTAACATAACCGAACTTATCAGTTGCATACTGATAACCATATATCTCATTAATTAAATTCTGTGATTGTTTGTAGATATGTAGTTGATAATTCTGAACTACACCAATACCGAAAGAGATTGAGTTTGGTCCTTTCTTTACGGGTTTCGCATTGAATCCTGCTCTTACTAACTCTTCTATTCTCATTGGTTCGGAGCTATCACAATAAATTTCTTCTCTTTCTATTCCTAATGCTTTCAATCTATTGATAATATCATTCATTACCATTCCTCTATCGTATATCAGTTCTTCTACATAAAGATGTTGTCCGTTTTTATATACCGCAACCATTGCAGTTGGATCTTGTGAGAAACCCCAGTCCAATCCGAATCCAACAAACTCTGCATCCTTTACATCTTCTACAATATCGAATTGATAGATTGCCTTATCATTCGGAGCATATTCACCTTTTCCATAGATTAAGAATTTACGTGGGGAAGTAATTGCTAAATCCTCTATCGTCTTAATCATTTCAGCGGGCAAGAAGGGATTATCTCTGTATGTGGTTACATATCTATCACAATCGTTCATTTGTCTTAACCAATGGAAAGGAGAGATGGTGGGGTTGAATGCAAGAATGATTTGTCCTGTGGTTCTAATCTTTAATTGAAAGAATGATTCTTCATCTATTTCTGATGCTTCATCTATAAAGAGAATATCTGATTTTAATCCTCTTAACTTATCTGCATCATCAGTATTAATAAACTGAACTAAAGAACCATTATCAAACTGATAAGTTCTATCTGATATATTGAATCTATCTTCTACCCATATATCGATGAATTGCATTATATCCTTAAAATCCTTTATTAGAGTTCTTTTAAGGGAAGGTATTGTTCTTCTTACAATAGTAATCGTTTGCTTAGATTCAATCGATTTAACTATAAGATACTGAAGAATAGCATAGGTCTTACCACTACGTGTTCCACCAATGTGTTGAGAGATACGATGTTTACTCTCCAGTAGATTCTGAAACGTCTGTGTTGTCTCTATGTTTACTATCATCGTTCTTTTTGATTTGTATAACTACCTTCTCAATTCGTTGGTTTACATCTAATGTTCCATTCACATCAATCGATTTTAATTTAGGATAAGCATATTCCATTAACCTCATTGCTAATTCGAATGCTTTGATTGGTTCTTTCTTTCGTAACTTCTCTATATCCTGTTCTGCCCATGTGAGTGATTTATCTACAATCCTATTGATGATAGTCTTTGCCTCTTCCGTTACTTTGTTCGGTTGACCTTTTCTTCTACCATTTGGATTACCACTCTGTCCTTTTTGAAATGCCATTGTATTTTGATTGTTATTTACAATATATATAACACCATTGCTTTATTTTGTAGTAGATGGTGTATATACATATATATTTTTAATCTCTATTTTAAAGGCTTGTTGTTTCATTGAAGTATTTGAATTCAATCGGCCCATCGTATTCACCATCACTTATAATTAAGAAATGATAATCTTCCGATGCACTATGGGTATTTAAGTAATTTCTAACTAAGTGTAGTTCCTCCGGTGGTGCATCTTTGGGGAATCTCATTATTATTAGTGGTTTCATCTTATTTGTTTTAAGAGTTGTGATTGTAGTTCTGGATTAAAGAAGTGCAATATTATCATTAAGATATCAAATGAGAGTGCTGTGAATATCCATAGGAATACTATTACTAACCATATATGGAATATCTTATCTACCAAAGGTGTTTTTCTTTTCATATCTCTTATTAGTAAAGGTCATCTAAGTGTCCATCGTAGGAATCTTCTTTATCTTTCATCTTTGCATAGTTCATATCCAATACCTTTTCATCGAAACTCTTTTTAACTTCTCTAAAGTAATATTGAAAATCTTCATCGTGGAATAATAAATCACCTAATCTTTTATAGTATTCTAAGGTTTCTTTTCGACTCATTTGAGACCATCTACCATATTCTTCTCTGATTGTCTTCTTTTTCTCTACATAACGAAGATAGTGTTCATCACTTCTTGAATCTAACTTAATTACATTTACCTTAGTTTCTATGGTATTGTATTCACTAATCTCTTTACCTGCTTTATGTTCTTCCTTTAATTTTTTCAGTTCATCCTTAACCTTTTGCATTCTTTTAGCAACTGTCTGTGGATAATACCAATAGGTAGTTCCATTCTTAGTAGTTCTTAATTCTTTTACTGCAGTATTTCTTCTACTCCTCATTAAATGGGTTTTTAATAGTTTCTTTTAGATAATCTCTAATACGTTTGATTGAGTTAAAGGTAGTGGATTTGCATATTCCGATTTTATTACTGATTTCAATCATATTATCATCTGACATATAATACATTGAGAAGAGTTGTGCTTGTGGGAAAAGACGTGTAGTGGATAATCGTTTCAATTCTTTCTGAACATTCTCAAACTCTTCCATTATTCTTTCATCTTGTTCCGTTGGATAAACTTCATCTTCTCTATCCCACTTACCGATATTCTCTTCTAGTTGGATTCTTTTTGATTTGTTGATATGATTTATCCACCTGGTAGAAAGGAATCGATGACAGTAAAGTAAATTGAAACTATCCTTATAATAAATGGAAGGTGTTCCCTTTTCCATTAGATACAAATATAAATCTGAAACCAAATCCTCTGATGAATCTTTATTCTTTGTGATATTTAATGAACATTGCAATAACCAAAGATGATGTTTGGTATGTAGAACCTTCATTCTTTCAATCAACTCATTCTGATTTACACTACCCTTATCAATCATTAAGCATTCTCCTTTATAAAATTGTTGATTGTATTGACAGCCTCAACCCAATAACGAGCAGATGATTGACATGCACAAGGTTGGATAGTATTGGTTTTACTTATCCTTTGATACCAATTCCATACTGGTCCCATTTGTTCTTCTGGAATATTATGGTAAATGGAACTCATCACGTCTTTTAGATGAGTCCATTCTTCGGGTGTGAATATTTCTTGATAATTCATATTACTTTAATGTGACAGGTTTATCTAAATCTAAAAATTCTTTTACATCTTCGAAATAAGGATTCTTATCTGATATCCCAAATCCTAAACTCGCAAGGATTTTCACCAAATCATTTACATTACTCAACTTTGAAAAATTGATGTAATAAAAGATTTCTTCTTCTTTTTTAATTTGGAAGTCTAAACTTCCTGAGGTTGCTTCTAAACTCATAATTGTTTGTTTTATTGTTAGTTAAAATAATTTTACTTCATTACACTTACCATCATACTCTGGATTAGTTAATCGATTCAGAAATTGTTTTCTCTCACAACATCCACACGATTTTAATCCCAATATATCAACTGCATACCAATGAGAGATGCGTGTCCCGTAACCAAGAGTTAGGACGTGTATAAGTGATTCAACGTAATCACCAATCTTAATATGTTTCAAAAATTCTTTCATCTTAGTTCTTTTTCTTTTTAGTAATTCTTGGCAATCCTAACTTCTCTCTTACTGAATCACTTCTTAAATCAAATTTAGTGAAATCATCAATGATACCATTATTACAATCCTTTATCGCAGGTTTACCATTTTCTCTTGTTGCTACTTTGTTTTTAATAACTCTGTAAACTGAAATTATATTGCAATTCCATTTTTCTGCTACCTTTTGAAAAGAACCTAAATCTAAATAATCTTTGATTAACTCATCTCTATGGTCTCTGATAATCATACCAAAAGTTTCCAATTGATACTTTTTGTGATTGTTACTTGATGTAATCAGTTGTAGATTTTCTAAACTATTGTTTGATGTGTCTGAATTCTTATGATCAATTTCCATACCTGCTGGTATTTCACCTGCAAAAGTTTCCCATATAATTCTGTGGATATAATGTAACTTTCCTTTAGGAGTTTCTGGACTGAATAAACGAACTTGATAATAACCTTTTTTACTCTGTGTTGCTCTCTGTGGTTTAAGAACCTTTGGATTAGTTCTTTTTTTTGAGATTACTAATCCATTAGTTGTAATCTCATAATCTGTGTAATTGTTAAATTGTGCCATAATAAATTTGTCTTTGTTTAATAATAAATATACGTTTTTTAAATTTTCAAAAATTATTGATTATTTGTCTTTATGAATCATAATTGATTGTTCTATTGCTCTGATATGATTCTTCTTTACTGATTCATCCCATTGTAGAATTTCTGATATTCTATCTAATCCACCACAATCTTGTAAATCTTCTAAAGCATCTCTATGTAATTTAGTATCTTCATATTGTAGTATTTCATCTAATATCTTTTCTATTATATTAGTATTAATAGTATTATTATCTTTATCTTTATCTTTAATAATATCTTCTTCTTGAAATTTATCTTTATCCTTCTCTTGTTCTTTAACCCTATCATAAGGGTTATTTAACTCTTCAATAAGGGTTATAGAAGGGTTATTTAATCCTTTACTAATGGTTGGTAAAGTATTATCATTAGGTTTGATAATATTATGAGATAGAAGTAATTCTCTAGCAGATACTACTGCAGGTTGTTTAGATGTGAAGAAATTCTTATACTGAAATGTAATAAACTTTGGAATAAACCATCTATTATTATCAGTAGGATATATTCTATCTTTCAGATAATAAAATATTTCTTCTTCAGTAGTTTCAACTCCAGTTTGGAATTTAAGTAATTTTAGATTTACTTTGTAAACACCAGCATGGTCACACATATCTAATATATACAACCATACTAATTTCATGTTCGGTGATAATTCACTAAACCATTCATCATTCCACTTTGTGGAGTCTGTCATTCTTTTTGCCATTTTAATCCTTTGTTTTTAGTTTAATAAATGTAAAGATACGAAATTAATTTGATATATCCAAATTATATCACATATTCTTTACTACACAGCTATACATATATAGTTTTTGCAAAAACGCTAAAAAAGTTAAGGTTTTTTACAAAAAAAAACAAAAAACCCCAAATCTAAAAGAAATGGGGTTTCTGCGTGTATATTAAAACAAAGGATAAAAATAAGATTGGCAAATCCTATCTATCCCTTATACATACAAGGAAATTCAGAAAACTGCATAAAAAAACCGATAACTAATATCGGTTTCTTAATCTCTCTATCTCTACTTCCAACTTATTTTTTCTTAATGCTTTTTGTTTTACCAACCTACGTTTTGTGGTTGGTTTTGTATATTCTTTACGTTCTCTTAATTCTAACAGATGACCTGATTCTTCTACTTTACGTTTGAATACTTTTAATGCCTTACCAATATCGCCATTTCTGACTTCTACTGATACTCTTGATAATCCCATAACTTTATTTATTTTGTTGTAAATACTTTATTTCAGTTCGAAGGGTTGCAACCTCTTCTACTAATTTTATAATTTGAGTTCTTAATTCTTCTTTCTCTTTTGATGATTCTAACAATAAAGCTTCTAATTTAGAGATTCTACTTTGACAATCGTGTCTGATAAAAGAATCTTCTTCATCCTTTTTCATTGAACGTTTTTCTAAATATCTCCAAACGCTTGTTCCGGTTAGTGCTCCTATTAAAGTAACTAGGACAGTATATATATTATCCATACTCATTACTCCTTACTTCCACTTAAAGGTTCACCTGCATAAGAAGAATCGATTGTTGGTTGAGTTTCGAATTTAGAAATAAGATTTCTTTTTATTCTAATTGAATTGAATTTATTTGCAACTCTATCTTGTGGTGATGATAACTTACTCATATGCTCTTTATCCCATTTGGATTTACAAATTGCATATGCCTGATCATTTTCATATGTTTGAGTTTCTTCACTCATGCATCTACCGATGAATTCTTCTTCGTTTTCTGTTTTTCCTGGATTAATTGGCATATTATATTACGTTATATGTTTTGTTATTAAATCTAAATTTCTTCACAGTGTCCCACGTAAGGGTTCTCCATCTACCTTCTAAACCAACCACAGATATATTAACCATACCTTCTGCTTCTTTTGTATCAGTTCCACCATCAATACCATTACCGATTGGGCCATCAATCCAATACATATCGTAATAACGAGTATTTCCTTCCATCGTAGTCCATTGAACTTTAACGGGATTAGATGGAGTTGATTGATTCATCAGAACATCCTCAAATTGTGAGAATGGAACTGAAGGAGCAAATTCCAATATCTTCTTATGTGCGGTATTAGAGTCCATTTGCAATTACTTTTTTAATATATGATAATAGAACCTCTGATTCCATTTCACTTAACTCTTCAATATCTTTTGTAAATAATTGTGAGAACTTTTCAGTTGTTGCTTTATGTTCGAAGACACCTTCGATTGAGAATCCTAAATATTTACCTTCTTTTACATCTTTCCAAACCTCATCATTATCTACTTTGTAGATTCCAAACCAAGTTCCTTTAGGTAAAGTAAATCCATATAAGTTAGATTTATCTTTAGAAGATTGTTCTATAATCCAACTCTCTGTAAGGTAAACATCATTCACTTTTGTTTGGTGGTCAACTGTCACCTCATTAGTAAACTTATTCTTCATAAACTTTCTTGCAATCTTTTCAATTGTTTCAGGTTTGAAGAATACATTATACATACCTAAATTTTCATCATAACGAATTATTTTCTTATGAGGAACAAGTAAAGGACCTGCAACTAATCTTTTTTCATCATCGATGGATTCAAACTTTATTTCTTTTTGTTTATTAAAAGCCACAAAGTTTCTTTCGATTGCAGGTGATTCCACAAAACTATTTGCGAATACACCATCCTCATCTCCCTCAAGTGTCAATTCATATAAATCTAAATCTTCTAAATTTCCTAACATAATATTTGGTTTTTTCAAAAATATTTCGTATATTTGTAATATTAATATAACAAACAAATTACTATATGTATTACATCTATCACATCAAAGGAGTTAAATGGGGTTGTAGTAAAAGACTTGAAAAAAGGTTAAAACAACAAGGATATACTATTAATGACACTTGTGAAATAATAGAAGAATCTGATTTAGATACTGCAGCTGATTTAGAAAAACATCTTAATATAAAATATGGATACTCTTGGAGAGATGACCAAGATTATAGAGTTGTATTAGAAGCAGGGAAACAATCATACAAATATAAAAAAAGAAAAGGGCCTCTTAATACTTTTACAAAAAAAGATTGTCAATTAGGAGGCTATATTACTGGTAAGAAAAAAGGTGAAAAACAACAAATTGCTAGAAGAAATAATATTGCTAAACTGAATGTTTATCACACTTGTCCCCATTGTGGAATACATACTCGTGGTGTAGCATATTTCCGTTATCATGGGGACAAGTGTAAATTAAATCCTAACCACCAAAAGTAGCAGCGTTATTAGTTCTTCTTGACAGAGCCTGAGCAGATGATACATCACTTGCAACTACATATGTTTTAATTGCTTTACCACTAGATTGTCCAATTGTTTGTGCAATTTGTGATGTTGGTGAAGATGTTGTTACTCCACTTTGAACTTGTGGTGCTGCCATTCCTCTTGGAACTGAATATGATGGTGCTGCACCTGCAGTTCCTCCACCACCTTCTCCACCACCTCCAGGTATCTTAACCGCACGGATTGCATCAATACCTTTCTTAGCACTCATTACCGCAGATGCAGCTTGAATACCTGCAGCAGCTAAGTTAGCCCATGCAAGTGGTGATGTTACACCACCATCTTTAACGAAGTTCTTTGATGCATTAACTGCAATGGATGCAATTGCTGCTGCTTGTTCTAACACAATACCTGCAATCGCCAATCCTTTGTTCTCACCTGCAATTTGTTGTAAGAACTTACCAGCAGAACCAACTGCATTTGCATATGCCATTTGGAGTTCTGCTCTTGCTTCTAATTCTGCTTTAGTGCTATTTGTTATTTCCTTTTCAACATCACCAATAGATTTAGCGTATTTACTTCTAATCTCTAATTGTTTTGCTGCATCATCTGCTGCTGCAACTAATTCAATATCTCTTTGTTGTTGTAAAAGGGTTTTCTTTTCTTCTAAACGTAGAATATCATCCTGAAAATCTCTTTCTCTTAATGCATTTAGATTATCAATTGCAGTGATTTCATCCTGAATTTGTTGGAAAGATATTTGTCTTCCTTCTTCTTCTGCTTTCTTTCTTCTATCAGCAAGTGTTTTTGCCTTATCAGCAGCAATCTGTTGTTTCTCTAAATTGGTTTCTGCGTATTGTTCTCTTAATACAAGTAATCTATCTTGATACTCTTCTTCCTTAATAACTCCAGAATTGAATTGAGTTTCTAATTCTAATTGTATTTCATCAAACTCTTGCTTACGTTTTTCTTTATTGATTGCAAGTTGTCTTTCTCTGAATCCTGCCTTTTGAGTTTGGAATCCTGCTTCTAATGTAAGAATCTGAGCTGTGTAATCTCTGTATTCATTAGATTCAGCTTTGTATTGTTTTCTTAAATCTTCTAAATCTTTCTTCTTCTTATCGAATGTAAGTTTAGCAAATTTCTCTTCAACGTATAATTTTTGTTGTTCAGTTTTTGCTCTTGCTAACTCTCTTGCTTTTTCTTTTTCAAGTTGAGCATCTTCTAACTTATCCACAGATTGCATTCTAGCAATTCTATCATCGAATGCTTTCTTATCTGCAGCCTCTCTCTCTTCTTTCTTCTTCTTTAGGTCTTCTAATCTTTTCTTCTCATCTTCTGCAAGTTTCTGTGCATATTCATTATTTTCTTCTAATGATGCAGTAACTTCTTGTATTTTTTTAGCATCTGCACCGAAGAATTGTGCAACCTTATTCATCACAGTTCCTAATGCTTCGAATCCTTTGGTTATAATAGGTAATACTGCTAAACCAACTTTCTCTAAAAGAGCAAAGAATGGAGCCATTACCTTATTAAGTGCAGATGTTACTGCAGATAATGCAGCAGTTCCTTCTTTGGTTTTAGATAATGCTTCCTTTATTCCAATGAATGCTGCAACTAATAAACCAAAAATACCTAATGAGACAGTTAAAGTTTTTCCAAAGGTTGCAAAGGAATCACCAACCGTCTTTAATCCACCACCAATTTGTCCCAATGGACCTGGTAGAGATGCTAAACGGTCTTCAAATTGTCCTGCTTTAAACTTTGCTCTGTCCTGAGTATCATTTAAATCATCCAACTTTGCACGTAAATCTTCGTATTCCTTACCAGTTGCCTTACCTTGCTGTTCTAACTTTTGCATGGCTTGGACAGTTTCTCTTACTTGAGCACGAAGAGAACTAGCTGATTCACTAGCCTTTTTAGCCTTTTTACCAAAATCTTCTACTTCTTCACCTGCTTCACCTGCGTTAGTTTTTAACTCTAATTCAGCTGTTATCTTTTCTGCCATACCAAATACGTTTAATTAGTTGTCTAAAGGATTTCCAAGTAGTAGGATATTCATATCTACCCATTGCAGTGTCAATTCTTTCGGATTGTCCGTAGAACTCATCTAACTGCAATAAATCAATTAATTGTGAAATCATATAATGTTTTAGTATATAACAATAGTAATCCTTAAAATTAGTGAGGTAGTTTAGACCAATAGTCTTCTCTGAAATGAGGGTTTAAGTGAATGATACCCTTTTCGGTATTAGATTTATCAGTTAAGTGGTAGATTTCTTCATTAGGTCTATCACCCATTCCACTAATATGATATACACCCATACCCCATCTATATATCATTGTATATTTACCTTCATCACCAATATGGATATCAGCATTATTGTGGAATGTCAACCAATTATCCTCGCCGATAGATTTGTCGATTATGCTACCAATTTTTTTTAGATAGTTCCAATTATAACAATTGCCGTTATTAATCGAATCACCATATCCTTCAAATTGGTTATGACACATATAGTAATGTTTCTGGTCTCTTAGGATATCTTTGTTAGGATGGAGTATTCTATATCGTTCGTTTATTTCCAACGCATAGGGTGATAATAAATCATCATCATCTAATCGGTATATCCATTGTGAGTTACATTGTGTAAACCCATACTCTAACTTCTTACCAACGGATGAAAATCGTTCCTTACAATTGATTATTCTGATATTAGGATGTTCAAATCTATACTCTACATCGGGTGAATCGTTGATGATTACCATTTCAGATTGAAATTTGTAGGGTTCGTATTGTAGAAGATAAGATTGTATTGCCTCTTCTAACAGATGTTTTCTTTGGTAAGTTAAGGTTAAAATGGATATCATAGAGATTTAAATAAGTTTATATCGTTTAATTGAATTTGAGAAAATTCGTTTTTAATAGAAGTAATGGATACTTCTTTATAATCAATACCAACTCCTTTTATTCTATATGGAGTTAGATGTTTAACTAAATAATCATCACCACACGCAATCTTTAATCCTTCTGGTATAGGTAACCAATTTTCTTTAGTTAAAAAGAAACAACATCCCCATCCCCAATCTCTTACTCCCATTCTTTCTAAGGTAAGTTCTGATGTGGGATTTCTATTGTAATTGGAAGTAGATTGGCCAATTACTCCTAAGTGGATGTTCTCTAAAATAAAAGGTAAGATGTTAATATCCCAGACTAAATCATCGTTGGTGATACAAAGGTTATCAAACTTAGATAATTCTACTCCTAAATTCCATGCTGGATTAACATAAATGTTTTCTTCTTGTTCTAATATGATAATCTTATCAGTATTATTGATTTGAGCGGGTCTCTCTCCCTTATTATTATCAATTAGTATTATCTCCCCAACCAAAGGTGAAGACTCCAAGTTATCCAATAACTTGAAGATTTTATCTGAATACCACATTGTTGGTATTATTACCGAAAATTTATCCTTCATAATTTTTAATTTTTTGTTTTATATCGTTGTATATCCAAGTAGAAACTGAATATAATCCATTCTCATCTAACTCATCTATTAACCATTCTTCTTTTTGGTCTTTAGAATGTAACCACATATGTGATAGATGTGGGTATAAATGGGATACTGCACTATAAAATGTTAATGCAGTTTCTTTGTCACATTTGTAAAATCCCCACTCATAATCGTTTACATTTGGTAACATATGCCACAATTCACACATCTCACCACCTAATACACATCTATCCCATTGAGAACTAGCAGATACGAAATCTTCAAATAGATAAAGTAAGGTTAAACCATAGTTCCACTTATCACCAAACTCTTTTATCCATTTATTACAGGTTTCATTTGTAATTGATTGCCAACTCCAATCTCCACCTATCCATACTATATCATCGTATTCCCCAAACTTTGGATTGTTTAACATATCCCAAATAAAAGGTGAATTGGGTTGGAAGTTTTGCCAACAATCATTACGTGGAAAGGTATTGATTTCATCCCATCCTCTTAACTCTCTTGTCCAACCTGGCACACAATCTTTGGGTTCTATCTTATTGTAGAATGAGGTATGTGGGTCATAACTCCTACAAATTAAGTTTTTAGTATCTGACATTGTTTTAATACACAAATCATCAGTATCTACATAACTACCACCGAATTGGTAAAGTAGAATCAATCTAAATAAGTCACTAAAATCTCGAGGATGGCCACTAATGTATTTATCTATCTTTTTATCTGACATTGGAATACCATCAAAAAATGATTTATCCCATTTCTGAACTTTTATATCGAACTTATCATCAAAGTGAGATTGTTCTAAAGTATTAGTTACTAATACTATCTGTCTATTTGGATTGAATACTCTTGTTGAGTAAATGGAATCTTTTAGGATTTTTAATCGATTAGGGTGTATATCACCATCCCAATAGAACCATATAGGGTTTATATCAAACATGATTTCTTTGCAGTTTTCTGTATCCAGAACCAATACCACCAACTAGCAGTTCCTTTATTTGGTTCTTCACACTTATTATAAGGTAATTCGTTTATGTATTTTGCTTTGTAAAATAAACCTGATGTATCATTTACTACACCTGCATTGTGCATGATGTTCATTCTAAAGTATTCGGATTCAGATGATGTTCCCCAACTGAAATCAAAATTGGAATGTGGAATGGTTTTATATCCCATTAACCAACCTTTCCATAATACTGACCACATATCACTACACCAGATTTGTAATTCATGATAAGATGGATTCTCTAATTTCTTTTGATTATTGATATCGGTAATTTCTTTAAATAATCTATCGCACTTTTCTTCTACCCAATTCCAATAATTAAAATCAATACCTTTCATTAGGTATTGTGCACCGATACAATTTAATTCGTTTTCTTTGATGACATCTTTGGATATATCCATTATAGAACACATCTCATCTAAGATATCTTCACCTTTACCACTAATATAATCGTGTCCTATATACCATCTTACATCAGAACCATACCAATTATTATCTTGCACCATTTCAAAGGTAATCCAATCGTTTGGATTTTTAGTGAATATAATATCACAATCATGATAAAAGATGGTATCTCTTTGTAGATAAGGGTGTTCCTTAAAGTGTTGTTTTAGGATATTAGGACGAATAGATGATATATAATGGTTATTCTCTCTTGTATCATCGTAAAAGAAGAATCTACAAGGATATGTTTCTGCTAGTTTAATCCAATCTTCTGGTATTATACCATTGGGTTTCCAACATACTATATCCATATCATTTGGATTTATTCCAACTGACATAAAATTATTTATCATTACCTCAATCTGCCACGAATAATATTTCGTAGAAGGTTGAGCACATAGGTATCTCAATTTCCTCATAACATAAAGTTGAATTACTTATATATATCAACTTTTTAGATTTACATTAAACACATGCAACATCACACCTAGCAACTAAATCTAAAGTTAAAGTAGTTCCTAAATCACCACTTACAACCGTATAAGTTCCTGTTGATAAGAATGTTACACCTAAATCACAACTTGCATCAATTATAATACCAGTTGTGTATGCATTAGCATAATCATTTGGATCACCACATCCTGTGACATTTATTTCAGCATAAATCACATCACCTACTTCTAATCCAGTCCATGTACCAGTTGATGTAATACTTCTACTTTCAACTATACTACCATTAACGTAGATATCCATAGTTCCATTTCCACCATTAAACTCAGCAAAACTCCAATTTAAATTAGCAGTTGTGGGTGCAAGTGTAGTTGTCTGCGGTGCAAGTGTAGTCGTTTGTGGTGCAAGAGTGGTGGTAGTTTGTGGTGCAAGTGTAGTAGTTTGTGGTGGAATCGTAGTTGTTGATCCAACACAAGTTGTAGGTGTTGCAGTAGTAAATTGTAACGTATAATCAGTATGTGCAAATACTTGTAAATAATAGGTATTAGGATCACTTTCTATCTTATAGTAACCATCTGTGTAACTATTGTAAGACCATATTGGAGTTGTTCCTTCTAATGATTCACAAGTGCTTTGATTAAGATTATACATTAAGTAAGTATATTTTATAGGCAATGTTGTAGTTGGTGTGCTTATATCTTCAATTATTGAGTTACCACATTCTGATGCAAGAGAAGTTAATCTAATACATTGTGCAGAAGAATCGATTGTGCAATAAGCATATGAACCAACTGAAGGTAAGAATAAATCTGTTCCATCAACAGATTGTGTGTAATTTATACAATCAGCTGAGTATTGCACAGAGAAATTAGGTCCTGCATCAGCACCTAATTCCGTTAACGTTATTTTTCTTATTTGGTTTGCCATAAATTTATTTAATTATAATATTAACATGCACCTATATCTGTCATTTGTCTAAGATCAGGAAGACTACCTGCTAATTCTGCAGAACCTGTATATGATATACATCTTTCTATAAAATCATCAGGATCATTGGTAGCATTAATCCATCCATAAGTTAAACTTGTTCCACCACATGGAACATAGAATGCAACTACATCGGCATTACTATATCCATATGATTTATTTTCAAACTTATATGTTCTACATCCAGAAGTTTGTGCTTCAAATGTTGTTCCATATTCAGTAGAAGAATAATATATACCAGAACCAACACCAGTTATATCTACACTACCACTAATTGTTCCTACGAATATTCTCTCATCTACACCTAAACTACCTGTAATAGTGTTAAAGTTTTGGTCTATATAGATATAATCACCACCAGAAACTTCACCACCTTCTATGACAGTATATACTGCAATATTACTTAAAGTAGTAGTGCTGGTTGGGTTTATTTGTGTTGTAGTAGATGTAACATCTGGTTGAGTTGTTGTGCTTGTAGTGAAAATTTGAGTAGTAGTCGATGTTGTAGGAACTGAACAAACTCCAGTAGTTGCAACAACACCAGCATTAGTTATCTGAAGAGTTATCGAAGGAGATAATCCATACGCAGTATTAATACCATACCACTCTAAATTACCATTCCATACCGTTGATAACCCAGCATTTGAATACAATACATCACCATTGGTAATAGAATTGATACTACTCTTAGTAGACCATACACTATACAATGTAGTTGGACCACATGCAGTAGAGTTATTATTAGCTCCACCATCTTGTGCGTAGTTAATAAAATACTGATAAGCCATTGGACCAATTGTAGTTGTGCTGACAGGAATTGTAGTTGTTGGTATTGCTGTTTCGATTGATGAACTAAAGTTAAAATTACAATCAAATGTTATTGGACTAGTTGCATCAGGAATAATTGGTCCTAATAACTGAATATTACAAGTTCCATCTTTTAAGTTGTAATCGTTTATTGCACGTAAATGGTAGTAATTACCTCTCCATTGAACAATATCGTTTAATTCCATATCAAAATAATCCGCAAGAGGTATGATTGCACTAGCATTCAGTAATCTCGTTACAGGATTATACAATAGAGTTACATACTTATCCCAATATTCGGTATATAGAGATGCAGTAGGTGTATCACCATAAACTGATGTCTCATTAAAGAAAAGAAGTGAATTAGAACCAGTAGTTGGTATTAATCCATCGTAATTATCAAAGTAAGGGAATTGTTCTATCTGTGTAGAAACTACACCAGAACCACTACCCGTTGCATAATGTTGAATATAATAAGGTTCACAATCCTTTAATCCATTGTAAAAATAGATATGCGGTAGTGTTCTTACCGGTTGATAATCAACTGATGATATAAACGTTGGTATGAATATTTTTTGTTTTACTGCCATTTCTATTTTATTTTACGCTTGAGCGGTTACTTCACATAAGAATTGAACGTTACTACTTAAATCACTTGATTGAATTGTATAATTTACACTAGCAGTACCTGTGCCTGATTGTAATACAATAGGAACACCACTTAATATTTTTGTAAATGTATATGATAAAGTTCCAACACCAGCAAAACCAGTAGATTCAAATGTTATAACATCACCATTTTGAACATTGTATGTAGTGTATCCACTTGCAGGATCACTTTCAGTACGTGTTTGGTTACTAGTAAATACCTGTGCATCTGCTTGAGATATATAGTAAGTTCCTAATTTAAGATTACTAACCGCAACTGCAGTTGAACCACCACTTAATGTGCTAGCATTTGCTACTGCTCTAAATCCTGCAGTTCCAAGTTGTGCAGAACCAGATACACCAGTTCCTTGTAAATAAAGAAGTGGTGAAGATGCAAACTTAGTTTTAACATCAAACGTTCCTTGTGAGAAGAAGTTTTCAGTATCTGTATAATATGATTTACCATACTCTCTATTTGCCGCTTTACTAAATTGTTGAGAAACATAATCTCCATCCAATGTATCACCAAAGTTTAATTGGTTCACAGCAAGGTTATTTGCCGGCACTACTTCAATCTTCTCATTTAAGTTGATATACTTATCGAAATCTACAATTTGTCCTCTGTTATACCAATTATTGAAGGTTTCAACAATGAACTCTCTATTCTTTGTTTTATTAGGATAAATTACTAAATTAAATTTCTTTTGAACTGATGTAATAAAATCAATCAGTTTAATACCCGTAGTTCCATACGGCATATTATCAGCAATGTTCATTACCAAATTATCACCACCTTGATTTACCTTTGTTATTTGTAAATAAGATTTAGTTGATGCATCTGGATTTAAGGTTACTATGAAATTAGAACCTCCTTGATTTTCATATCTCAAATAAAACCTATAATTACCAACTCCTAATTCAGCTGTATTAAATTCAGTAAGTAATTCAAACTTTTGAGTTTTAGTTTGAGTATTATTATAAATCTGAACATCTGTTAGGTAATTGTTATAATTTACCAATGTAGTTGTAGATTGAACTACATCAAATTCATCTTTAATATCTAAATAAAATTGTGGAATACCATTACCTGATGCAGATGATGATACCTCAAAGTTAAGATTTAGTTGTCCTCTTAATTTAGATGAAACACCTAAAGAATATGATAAATCAGCTGAAAGTGAATCAGATGGGTTCTCGTTTATGTTATACCAATTTAAGAATAGTGAATTACCTGCAGTCATTACGATATCAGTTCCACTACCACTAATTGGTGATATTTTAAACAACCCATAAGTTTCTAAGTTGATATTCTCAAATACTGGATAACGTAGGTTGTTATTACATACCATATATACGTTATCTAAGAATGGTTCATCGAAAAATGAAGATGAATACGAATATCCAAACTCTTCAAATACCGCATCCCAAACTTTCTTAACTCTAATTGCAGGTTTATAATCTTGAACTGCAAGTGCACCTTCAACCGAATCTATACCAAAGAAGTTTTCTTCTGGTGTATATTGTATCTTTTGTCCATATTCAATAAATGGATAAACGATATCACCATCAAATAAATGTCCACCCCACGATGATGATATATTATCATAGGATGCAGTGTGATTATACTTTGCAAGAGATGATGTTAAATCAGTTAGGTAATAACGATTTATATCTCTACCAAATGATGATAAACCACCATAGATAGAAATCTCATAGGATTCAACGAATTTGTTTGCGTATAGGTTTACCTTATTTAATTGAAGATAACCTTCAGAAATGTAAATACCATCGAAATCGAAGTATGCTGGAACTTTAACGTTGGTTCTAAACAAATAAGGATTCTCAATTGCTATATCGTATACGTGTTGGAAGAACGCGTTGTTCTTCTTAGTTCCAGGTATAGTAATTTGTCTTGTAAAATCAGATGGTAAAACTCCTAAATCAAATAGGCCTGTAACATTATTGGATACCATAATACTTTCATCTTGAAAAGTATCAAGTTGTTCGTAACCAACACTACCACTCGCCATTAAACGGAAATTAAACCCTTTGCTACTATTTACACCCATCTTAAATTATAAGTTTGTAAGTTTGACCATAATTGAAATCAAATGCATATTGAATTACCTTATCTACAACTCCTGTTTTAAAGGTAACTGAATTAGTTGATATTGTTATTGGTCTTAAATCGTTAGTGGTTTCATCATAAACCCAATACATTTCATCACTAACTAATAATTGTTTAAATATATCATTATAATCTTCACTAACCCAGTTAGAGTTTACAGAGATTGCTTCTGTTGTATCTACAAGGTAGTTTAAATTATTAGAATCATAATTGTTGTATGATAGTGAAGAACCTCCCCACGAACCAATCTGTGGTTGATAAACTGAACGATTTACATTGAACGTTTGTTTATTCACCATATTGAAATTGAAATAATCAAATTGTCCATATCTATTCTTCCATTTAATTCTAATGTTAGGATACTTTTGATTACAAGTAAGTTCATACTTAATAGGAGTTCCTAATGGAGTAGAACCATTATATGCTTGAACGGTATACCATTCCAACCCAATCTTTGATAATGGGAATCCACTTTGAGATGGCCCAATTGGATATTGTATGATTTGTCCTGATGTAGTAGTTGTTGGTGAAATTGTATAATTAGCAGTTGCTCCTAAATTAGAAGTATAAAAAACTTTAGTTGGAGTTGCACTTCCACCATAATCACCACCATATACTCCACTCACTCCCATATTAAAATCAAATGCAGATTGTGTTGCAGGACCATCTGTCATTAACGGCCAGTGTGGTGTTTTATCTTGTATTGATTGTGAGATTGGTTCTTGAAATAAACCATATCCATCTATATATTTATATGTTTCAGTTTTTACATGAGAACCAGTAGTATATCCAATACCATTAAAGTATTGCCAGTATCCATCTACTGCAAAGTATTTTACATTGGATGAATTTGCCTGTAATAAATCAGTAAGGGTTGAATTAAGGATTCTACTAACATCAAAGATACCTACATTTGATTCGTTTGGATATTTGACAAGAGTGTAGTTAGCAGCAGAACCTGAATTAGTTAGTGCTCCACTCCAATAGTATAAATCACATACATACTGAAATGATGATGATGTTAAAACACCACTACTTTCACTTAACGTTATTGCAATAGGTGATTGTGCTAGATTTACTTTCGGTGGTGTTTGTGTTATCGATAATGCCATATACTTCTAAATCATTTATTATATAACCAATTTCAAAATAAAAAGTATGGATGGTTATTATCTAATGTAGAAATTCTTAACTGCAGTATTTAACCTTTTGGTAAAATCATCAACCAACTCATCCTTAAAATTGATTAATAACTTATCGTATTCATCTCTGACAGATTTATCAGTAAATGCTTTATTACCAAAATCTATACTATTAGGAACGTTCTTAGTTTTACCATTACGGACAGTTTTACTGACAGTAGGTTTATTCCACCATTGTCCATATTCTGCACCCGGAGGTGAAGTGTTTAACATAAAGGTAAGTTTGAAATTATCACCTGATACTCTACTTTTCCACATTGTTTTTGGTTTATTGTAGGTATTTAAGGCACGTAGTAAGTTCTTTGTTTTCTTTGGTGCATAGAACATTGCAACACTTTTAATTTGTGCAGCAACTTCTTCTATACCTTTGGTATTTTTTACAATATCTGAAAAGGATTTTGCCATTATAATAAATCAAATAAGCAACGATTTCTATCATTATGAACTGTCAGAGTAAATGTTGAAGCCCAACCTGCAAGACCATTGTTAAATCTATCTTCGAATGGTTCGTTAGTGATAGTATCATTGATTTCTAAACCATCTACACTCTTTTGTGTGTATGCAGTTAAATCGTTGATAATACCCAATGTATTTGCATGGATATCAACCACATCATCCACTCCATAGAACGGAATCGTTTGTGCGTTAGTAATCGGATTAGATTCATTATTCTTATTCTTAATCTTATCTGCAACAATTAACTGAATACCATAGTTAGTAAGAGTTCCATCAAACTCAGCAGATGTAATAGATACATTACCAACTGGATACATAGGAAACTCTCTAGTATCAAAATCTTGTATATTACCTTGTGTTACCACCTGTATAGATGGATGGTTCTCCATAATCGTTTTAAAATAGTTTAAAACGTTATAATAGAGACTGTAATTTACACCATCATTATGAATTATTGCTGCCATATAGTTTATTATAATTGAATTCCACCAAAAAATTGATTTGTTTGGTCTGGATATATCTGTGTTTGGTTTCCTACTGATTCCAAATATTGTGGAATGTTGTTTGAGTATGCAATCAAATAATTTTGTAATCTCAATGCATAATAATCAGCATTCGTTTGTGCTTGTTGTTTTAGATAATCGATTTCAGTTTTAGTTGGTGCAACACCTTGTTCAGATTGTTGTTTTACTGCACCATTTGATTTGAACTGAACAGATGAGAATGGAATATATTCCACACAACTATACCAAATTAACGTTGGTTTGATATGGTCATCTAATAGGTCTTGATAATATGCACTAAGAGAACCGATAGTTCCATCGGTAATATTTGCTTGTAAGAACTCATATAATACTGTCCCTAAAAGATTCTTTAAGTATTTTACCTGTGCCGTAGCTAAGAATGGTAAAAGTGCATCTGCATCTATTGAACCCTGTAAAGGAGAGTTCTTAATTAAATCGTTTCTGTTTATAAAAAGAGCTGTTGCCATAGTTTTTAATTAAATCTTTTATTAAAGTATTGTGAGTTTGTTCCGTGTGTTCTAATCAATTCTAATTCTTCTGCATCAGTTCTCTTTATCACTTCAGTATCGATTCCATCATCAGTATCCGTAGGTGTTGCCATTGAATCATTTACTTCATCTTCTACTTGTTCAATTGTTTTACCAGTTTCTTCTGCAGTTTGAGAAAGAATTACTAATGGTGTTAATTGTTCGAAATACAACTCTAAATCTTCGATACCACCTTCAGATAAGGCAGTGTTGATATAGTTTAATAGAAGGTTCTGAAATGGTTGAACAGTCATCGTTTGTAAGATAGAGTATGCAGTTTTCATCTCCTCTGATTGAGAACTAAAACCATTGTTAGTAGTTCTAATACCGAATAATAAAGGTGATGTAATCTTATGTCCTACAAGGATTCTATCTTGTGCATATTCTGCAACGTATTGGAACTTCTCATGTAAGTTATCTACTTGGATTGGTGTAACGGTTGGTTGTGTTTCTTTATCATCGTTAAATGATACCATAAATCTACCACCATTGTTAGTTCCTGTGAACTTAGCATATAATAAATCCTCAATCGTTTGTCTTTCCTCCGGTGCTGGAACTCCATTGTTGAAGTTAATCATCAACGTAGGTAAGAAACCATTAGTGATTGAGTTAATATGTAAATTAGATAATTCACCTTCTGCAATTGCATATTGTAATGCTGATACCCAATCAGGTAAAGAGTAGTAATACAAATTAGGTGAGTAATCTTTGATATAAAGAACTTCTCTTTTCTCATTTGATGTTCCAAATGCTGGAATCTTTATCTTATCTCTAACCTTTCTTTGGTCTCTCCAATCAGTGCAATAGTAGTAATTTTCTACTCTTGTATTATCATATAGTTTTTCTGCACGAAGGGTTTGAACTGGAATATGATAAAACTTAATTACTTTTGTATGGTCATCATTCCAAAACACTTGGAACGCAGAATTACCATATAATTTCAAATCAAATGCAACTCTTTTTAACTCCTCTTGTGGAATTAACTTCTCATATGCCTTTTGTAATTCAGGTTTCGCAGTATATAATCCTTTACCAAATATTAAATCAGCAAGATTATTAATACAAGTTGATGTAGTAGTTGAATCATTGTATGCTAATACAACTGCATCCCAAAAATCATCTTGTCCAAAGACACCAAATGGCACCCATGCAAAACGAGTTTTAGTATCTTCGGAGATTTGTGGAATTACATTATCCGATAGTTTAACTACGTTGAATTTGTGTTCTCTTTTAATTGATTTTGTATTCATATTATCTGATGATTATATATTCGTTATTTGAATCATGTGAAATTGTATCATTAATCTGTGTCTTATAAGATGGTTTATCTACCGATTGTGAATGGAATACTGAAATAGAACCATTCCAAATTGGTTCACTACTACCACTTGCGTAAATGATTGCACGATATTCTTCACCATCTATTGCTCCACTTATTGATGCAGTAAATGAAAGTAATGATTCATATGTATTAATTGAAATACCATTAAGTGATGCAGTAGAGTTTGTTAGGGTTGTCATATCCTGCAAACTCATTGTTACATTTGTGGAGGTATTAACTCCTGTTCTAATGGTGTATTCGTTACTAGCTGATGTGAAATAAGTAAGCATTATCCTGTAATTAGATTGTTTTATCTAATATATAACAAACTATTAAAGATAAATATGATGACAATAAAAAACCCCACCGAAGTGGGGTTTAGTATTTTATTCTATACTGAATTATGAATTAGTTCCATACACAATGGTTGGTTGTGCGGATAATCCTGCGAAAGCATTAGATGTTGTTGATCCGGATAAGAATGCTGCTGGTAATCTTTCTTGACCTGTGAATGTAGATGAATACCCGTAAAGGTCTCCAATTGCTCCACCTGTTTGAATAGTTCCCGCAGTTAAATCTGCACCTTCTTTTTCACCAACTAATAATGCATCACCATTTTGTGTCCAAACAACGATTTGAGGTCTTCCGTATGCTAACACTTTTAATTGTGTTGTCATTTCGTTAGTTAATTTCTTCAAATTCAATGTTAATTCTTGAGAGAAGAATGTAGTTCCATTATCTCTTGATGAATTGACAGTTTCAGTATAGCTGCTATTTCCCTTCAACTCGTAGTAATATACGGTTGAGCCGGATGGTAAAGCAGTTACTTCACCATTTGCGTTTTTTGTGAAAGAGCCAGTTGTAAAGTTTAAAAAGTAAACTCCTTGAAGTCCACCAATTGAATCCTTACATACTTCATTTCTTCCAGCGGTTATATTACATGCCATACTATTAAGGTTGTTTTAGTTAGTTAAAAATTAATATGCTCCGTAGTAAACGATATCTTGACCAATACCGAAGTTTACACCTGCAGTATATCTCATGATAATTCTGTAATTTTGTGAGCCGTCAATGTTAGCCATATCTAAAACTTTAACTTCATTGTGGTCATTTAATAAACCAGTTGCGAAGAATAAGTTAGATTTTTGAGCTGCAACGATTTTGTTATCACTCATACCTGGACATAATACGATTTCAACACCTTGGAAGTTGAATGGTTTTTCACCAACGTTCATTTGTGTATTGAAACCTGATTGGTTAGCGTTACCACCTAAAGCAGTTTGATATGCTCTAGCTACTTTAGAACCAACGTAGATTACTAAATCTTCTTTACCATAAACTGCTGATGGAACTGTCTCATATACTGAACCTAATACTGAAATTACGTTTGTAGATGTTACTGAACCAGAGATGATTACAGAACCTGATTTAGCTGCTAATACTGCACCTGCACCACCTGCTGCTACTGAAGCAGATAACAATGTTTCAAAACCTGTGAATGAACCATTTGTGTTAGTTCCTTGCCAGATTGAAGTTTCAGTTGCTTGAGCAACTTGTCCTGCTACGTAAGAAATTAAGTAATCGTTGAATGATGCTGGGATAGTATCAAACGCAGAGTATCCTAATTGTAAAGATTCCCATGAATCTACAAATTCTTGCTTACACAATTGTAAGTTAACTTGCAATTCTTTTGGTTCTAAAATTCTTTCTGATAATGCAACACTACCAGATGTTACGAAATCACAAGAAGCATCTTGTACGATTCCTGATACGTCAAGTTTCTGAATTACAGATTTAAACTTAACGTTTGGTTTGATTGTTACCAATTTGTTATCCAAAGTCTTAGCAGATAAAAGTGCCGCTGCGATATACTCACCTGCGAACTCACCTGCGTAAGTGTTTTGTGTAAAAGTTGGTAACGCGAAATTTTGTTTGTTTTTCATGTTTTTACTTTTTTTGTTAAAATTATTTGTTGTATAATTTTGCAAGAACTCTCTCTTGTGCAGATACGTTTCTTGCTACTTTATTTTCATTTTCTGAAGAGAACTTCTTTACCTTAGAACCTGCTTCGATTGGAGCACCATCTAATTTTGGTAATTCTTCTTCTTCCATTTCTTCTTCGATTGTTGCTTCTTCTTCGATTGTTGCAGTTTCTTCAAACTTAGCAATCTTCTTTTCTAACTCATCGATTCTGTATTGTAGTTTCTCTACAATTTCACCTAAAGAGATTTCGATTTCTGTCTCATCTTCTTCCTCATCTTCAGAAACACCATCACCTGTTGTTGGAATATCACCTGGGTGAGTTTCAATTGTTGCTTCTTCCATTTCAACTGGCATTTCCTCACCATCTTCTGCTGGGATAGGTTTTGCTTCTTCAGTTTCTAACTCTACGTTTTCTCTTTCTGCAATGATACCATCTTTAGTAATTACTTTGATGATGTTCTCATTACCTGATTCATCTTTAAGAGTTAATTCGTGTTCTCCATCTGGAGCAGGAGTTTTAGTTCCATCTTCTGAAACTACTTCTAATGGTTCGCCAACATCAAATGTTGGAGATTCTACGATAGTGCCATCTGCTAATTTAGCATAAGTTAATTTAACTTCTTCTGCTTGAAGTAATGATACTAATTTTTTTAATACGGTTTTTGCGTTCATATCTAAAATCTATTTTTAATTATAACAATGTTGGTTGAGTAAATATTATTTTTTTTGTTTACAATCCTTTACCATTTGGTATTATAGGGTTTGCTGTTCCTATATTTGGAAAGGTATTATTATTTGGATTATCTAAATAAGTGTAATATGCCAATCTACCACTATTAGAAAGACCTGGCATTAAAATCAATCTTCCATCTGCTAACGAATACATATCCTGAAATCCTCTTTGTCCTGCAGTTGGTCTTTGAACTGAATATGGTGTAAGAAACCCTGTATTTGTTTTAGGATTGAATCCATAAATACCATGTGCAGTTCCTGTTGATTGTGAACGTAATCCATAAACAATACCACTTTGTCCTACACATAATCCACTATATATCGAAAATGGAACGTTTGATAAGGTTTGTATTTGTTTATTAGTTGGATTAACTATATAACATGTGTTAACAGCAAATGTAGTAGGTGTTTGAACTGGCCCAATGAAAACATTACCATCTGGTAAATTAACTACACCATAACCAGTATTACCACTCATAGTTCCAAAGTTAGTTCCGGTATCAGTTGCAGGGTCATATTCATATATTGTAGTTGCACTACCTGCTTCTCTTACGAAGTATATCGTTCCAACAGATGTTAAAACTGCTCCCCAAAAACCACCAGTTGCACCGACAGTATTTGCTGAAAGAGTTGATGTATTATTAACTAAATCAAATATTGCTACTTTTGTTGATGCAGTAACACTAACAAATGGCATTGCATATACTTTACCACCATATGCTACTGCTGCAGCATATTGTGTTCCTACTTGACTAACTGGTACCGGTATATTTGTTTGTGTTAATGTATCACAATTTATCTTAACAAAGTTACCACTACCACATACTACCCAACTATTGGTAACATTATCCCATAATACGTTTCTATTAAACGTTCCACCTGTTGCACTCAATGATGATGTTGTATCATTATTAGTATTATAAATGTAAGATGTTCCACCACCTTCTGGTACCATCAATATTCTACCATCACCATTTATACCAGTTCTCCATAAAGCAGAAATATTCAATTGAAATGATTGAGTAGTGTATAATGATGATGTAGGAACGTTACTATATGCTTGAAAAGCATCAAAACTCTCTGGAATAAAATCCAATGTTGAGAGTGATGAACTTTCCGGAAATGCTATATTATCTACTGCTACGGGTATGAACATATTATGATAAGTTTTTTACTTGTGCTGCTAATACTTGAGTTGTATCAAATGTTACGAATGATACTAAATCTTGTGAGCCTGTTATTTTTGTTGGAGTATAATCAAATCCACCTGCAAACTTAAATGTTGGTGAGAATGATAAACTACCTGATGATGCTGTTATACCTGCAACCGAATCCATTTTAACTAATAAGTTAATTGCTTGACCTGGTTTAATGTTAGTTGCAGTTAAGTGTGTGATACTTCCTGATACTAATTGTAAGGTAAAGAAATTACCATCGTTAAAGTTTAATGATGCAGTTTGGTCAGTAATTGTTAATGCATTTACATATCCACTCATACTACCTGTCACTGCCAATGATCCAGTGATTTCTGCACTACCTGTATAAGGGAATCCAGCACCACCTCCTCCACCACCTGCAAATGAAGATGTTGGAACTGCTAGTGTTCTACCTGCAGCATCACCTACCCATGCATATCCTTGTTGTAATGGTGCAGAGAATGAAGATTGAACAGATAAACTACCTGTAATTTCAACACTACTTTCAGTAATCAAAGGTCTTTTGATTGTTACTCTACCATCCGTAAATGATGCAGATGGTTGGAATTCAATTGCAACGTAAGGTTGACCTGAACCACTCAATGCAAGAATACCAGGATTAGTAGAGGTTGTTAATGAAGGTGCACCAGTCTTAGATGGGTTAGCTTGTATTGAGATATAATTACTACCTTCAATCGTAGATGTGAAACCTGTCTTAGATACTGATGAAGCATAAGTTCCATATGCACCACTACCTGATGTAAATGATATAACGTTTGGTGATACTACACTTTGTCCAGTTGATGCACTTACAATCAATTGGTTAGTAGTTGGGTTATATACCAATGTATCTACCGAATCTTTTGAGTAAGTGCTACCACTTACAAATGGTATTGGATAGTTTGCGTTAGTAGATACTGATACTGGTGTTACATTTAAACTACCTGTAATCTCTACTCCACTTCCAATTCTTAAATTACCAACCATACCCTTTATAGGTGCAGTGAATAAAGATGCAGTTTGTTCTACATCGAAATCTACGAAGTGGTTATTTAATGGGAATGATGAGATAGCCAACGCACCATTTGCAGGATTTACTTGCATATTCACCCACGTTCCTACTTGAGTTGCATTTGAACCTGAATAGAAACGAATTTGTGATAAACCATCTTGGAATAAGTTAATACCATTTCCAAAATTGTTATATCCAACATTTATTACAGATGATGTAATTGGTTGTGTAAAGTTTTGTTGTCCTGTAAAGGTATTACTTGCAGTAGTTGCAAAACTTCCTGTTTGGTTAGATGTTACAACTGCATTACCATTTACTAACAACGAACCAGTGATTTGTGTATTTGAATTAATGGATACATTTGTTCCATCATCTGATATATTTGAATCATTTAAGTGATGTGAACCACTTGATTTAGGTATTCTATTATTACTTAAATAATTTGGAGAACCCTTTACACTATACTCAGGTCCGAATAATGCTACTGCATATTCTGTTGTTACACCACCATCTTTTGTATAATCATAAAACCAATCATTTTTTTCTCCATCAAATTCAAATGATGCAGATGTATTTACAGAACCAGAGTCCACTACAATTATACCAGCGTATCTTTGAGTAGGAGTATCATTATTTAAAACAATGAATGATTCACCGATATTTACTGAACTTCCCGTTACTGATTGAACGTATTGGAAAGATGCAGATACTGCAGATATATTTTGGAATGAGTTAGTTCCTGTGAATGTATTGTTTGTATTCAGTTGAGGAATATTCAACCCATTAATGGTTTTATTTGTCCATAATTGAGATGCAGAATCATATGCTAATAAATCATTATTTACTAATGAAGCAGTAACAATGTTTACATCGTGTAATTCTGATAATTCATATCCATTATCTACCGATAAGTAAATTGAACCTTGATTTAGATTACTTCTTAGAACTTGTCCTAATCTTACTTCGTGATATTGAGGTGGAACTGATGCTACAATCGAACCACTTGAACCTAAATAAATTAATTGTCCTGCAGTAAATGTATTAGTATTCAAACCAATCATCTTACCTTGAACTACAATATCAGCAAATCCATTGACAGGAATATCTGCTGCTGCAACACCTAATGTATTAGCAGAGAATCCATCGTTTGTCCAATCTGCTAAACCAACTTCAGGATTATCTCCACTTGCTCCTGTTATTCTAACAACAGAACCCTTTGTGATAATATTAGGAGTTGTGTTCTTTGCATTCACATAAAGGTCTTGTGCCTTAGATGAAGTTACTGCAAAGTTTACTGACATTGAAGATGTTTGTGCATTAGTAATCCAACTACCACTAATTGACCCTAATGTATTCCATTTAGTATCGTTAGATGCAGTGTATAATCCTAATGTAGAATCCTTTACCAATTGTGAAGAAGAAAAGGTATTCAATGCAGAGATTGAAT